GCGTCCGGCCTCAAAGGCATCCTCAAGGGCGGCGCGCATCGCCCAGACGGCGACATCGTGGAAATCCAGCCGGTCGCGGTTTCGGGTTTCCAGCGTCTCGACGAAGAAGTGCCTGGTGGCGATCTCTAGGATCAGCGCCTTTGGGGCGGCGGGGGCGGGTTTGGTCTCGATGGTCATGATCTGGTCTCCGATCAGGGATGATTTTCTGATCCCAGAATCGCTCCTTCGCAGAGTGTAATCAACTCATTTCCAAGCAATATCATTGCTTTATGAAGGATACGGGGGTGCGCAATGCAGGGGATGAGCGAGCGCCAATATGCCGCCCATGTCGGCCTGTCGCGCGGTGCCATCCAGAAGGCCAAGGATACCGGGCGGCTGGTTCAGCACGCCGATGGGTCGATTGATGCGGCCGCATCCGATGTGCGCCGCGCCGCGATGACGGATCCGGCAAAGCAGCGCGGTGCGTCAGTGAATGCCCCGTCACCGGCACCCAAGCTGAAGCCGGTGCCAGACACCGCGCTGTCGGCGGTCGGGGATACCCTGCGTGAACAGGGCTTGCCAGCGCCCCTTACGGGTGGGGGCACGACCTTCCTGCAGGCCAAGACCGCCAACGAGGTGCTGAAGGCGCAGGAGCGCAAGCTGAAGCTGGCCATGTTGAAGGGCGAGCTGATCGACCGGGATCGCGCTGTCGGCTTGGTGTTCCGGCTGGCGCGCGAGGAACGCGACGCTTGGGTGACCTGGCCTGCGCGGGCGGCGGCGCTGATGGCGTCGGAATTGGGGGTGATGATCGCGGATCAGGGAAGTCTGGAGCCCGTCATGATGCAGAAGGTTCTGGAAGCCCATGTTCGTGCCCAACTCGAAAGCCTCGCCGAGGTCCGCATCGACCTTCGCTGAGACAGATAGCTTCGATGGTTCTGATCAACTGCTGCGCAGCTGGGGCCGGGGCCTCCGGCCGGATGCCGATCTGACGGTGTCGGAATGGGCCGATGCGCACCGGATGCTGGGGTCGCGGGCCAGCGCTGAGCCGGGCCGCTATCGCACGGCGCGCACGCCGTACATGCGCGAGATCATGGACGCGCTGTCGCCGAGTTCGGCTATCCAGCGCATCGTGTTTATGAAGGCCGCACAGGTTGGCGCGACTGAAGCCGGGAACAACTGGATCGGCTTTGCCATCCACCATGCGCCGGGGCCGATGCTCGCGGTGCAGCCGACCGTGGAACTGGCGAAACGCAATTCTCGCCAGCGGATCGACCCGTTGATCGAGGAAAGTCCGGAGTTGCGGGAGCGGGTCAAACCGGCGCGGTCGCGTGATGCGGGCAACACCATGCTGTCGAAGGAATTCGCGGGCGGCATCCTGATCATGACCGGGGCGAACTCGGCGGTCGGGCTGCGCTCGACACCTGCGCGTTACATCTTTCTCGACGAGGTCGATGCCTATCCGGCCTCTGCGGATGAGGAGGGCGATCCGGTCAGCCTTGCCGAGGCGCGTTCGCTGACCTTTGCCCACCGGCGCAAGGTGTTTCTGGTCTCGACGCCGACGATCCGGGGGCTGAGCCGGATCGAGCGGGAATACGAGGCCAGCGATCAGCGCCGGTTTTTCATGCCATGCCCACATTGCAGCCAGTTCCAATGGCTCAAGTTCGAGCGGCTGCGCTGGGAAAAGGGGCGGCCCGAGGCGGCGGCGTACCATTGCGAGGGCTGCGACCGCGCCATCGCCGAACATCACAAGACGGCACTGCTGGAGGCGGGCGAGTGGCGGGCAACCGCGACTGCCGCCGATCCAGGCACCGTCGGCTATCACCTCTCGGCGCTTTACTCGCCGATCGGCTGGCTCAGCTGGGAGCGGATCGTGCGGGCATGGGAGGCAGCACAAGGTTCGGATGAAGCGATCCGGGCATTCAAGAACACGATCCTTGGCGAAACATGGGTGGAAACCGGCGAAGCGCCGGATTGGTCGCGGCTTTATGATCGGCGCGAGGCGTGGAAGCCGGGCATCGTCCCTGCGGGCGGTCTGTTCCTGACCGCCGGGGCTGACGTGCAAAAGGACCGGATCGAGGTCGACGTCTGGGCCTGGGGTCGGGGCGGAACAAGCTGGCTTGTCGATCATATCGTGATCGAGGGTGGTCCTGATCATCAAAGCGCATGGGCCGAGCTGACAAAGCTTCTGGACCGGACATGGATCCATCAAAATGGCGCACAGCTCCGGCTGGCCAAGCTCGCCATCGACACCGGTTATGAGGCTCCGGCCGTTTATGGCTGGTCGCGGCGGCAGGGTGTGGCGCAGGTTGCGCCAGTGAAAGGCGTCGAAGGGTTCAACCGTTCCAGCCCGGTCTCGGGCCCGACCTATGTCGATGTCACCGACGCGGGCAAACGGCTGCGCCGGGGCGCGCGTCTCTGGACCGTGGCGGTCTCCACCTTCAAGGCGGAGACCTATCGCCACCTCGGTCTGCCGCGCCCGACGAAGGAAGAACTGGCCGAGGGCGTAATGTTCCCGCCCGGCACGGTGCACCTGCCCGATTGGGTGGAAAGCGAATGGCTGAAGCAGCTGGTGGCCGAGGAACTGGTCACCGTGCGCACGAAGCGCGGCTTCGCCCGGCTCGAATGGCAAAAGCTGCGCGAACGCAACGAGGCGCTGGATTGCCGGGTCTACGCCCGCGCCGCCGCCTGGATCGTCGGCGCAGATCGCTGGTCCGAGGCGCGCTGGGTCGATCTGGAGGCGCAGGTGGCAGGGGACGGCAAGACTGACGGGGGAGGTGAAATAGCCGCAGCGGGATCCATCCGTGCAGTGCGCAGTCCGGCGCGGCGCAGGACTGTGGCGTCGAATTACATGCGTTGATCGACCCGTGTCTGATGCTGCTTCATTGCAGACAGCATTTGTTGAACTTCTTGCCGCTGCCGCAGAGACATGGGTCGTTGCGGCCAACGGAAGGTGCAGGGTTCTTTAAGAACTCGGTCCAAGGAGCCACTCGCAGGTCGTTACTGACCTTGCGCACCTTTTGCTGCTCGAAGAATGCATCTGTGTAGCAGTGCCATTTCGACAGTTCAGCGATGGAATCGGTGATCAGTCCCTCGCCATAACGGGGGTTGCCTGGTGCACCGTTCGCATCACGCGTCGCCTGCAAATCTTCCAGAAAATGCGAGAAGTCGCAGTAATCCTTGGGGATCAGGCCTTTGTCGAAAAGTTCACGAACTGCTTCAGTCATGTCATCAAGACCAAGATCGGCAATGGTTTCGGTCCACCCCATCAGCACATCAGTCGATGCTTTGGGGTGGCGCGTCCGGAAGGTCCGGTTGAAATCCTCGATCGCGGGGCGCTGATCAGGATGGATGTGTGCGATCAGGACAAGGGCGCTCATCAGGGAGCTGCGCGCGAAATCGTCGGCTTGCAGATCAAGAATTGCCTCGAACAAGGGCTGCAGATCGCCATCGAAGGTGCCCGCGATGACGCGAAAACTGACTTCCGTCACCGCATCGCCGAGGGTGTGATCGATGGTTTTTGTCGGGCGGCGCAGCATGTGAAGCAAAGGGCGATAGGCATGCGTGACCCGCCATTCGCCTAGCAGATAGAAGACCGGGATTAGTGCCATCAGATCAGCGCCGCGCATGGCGGACACGTGTTGGCGTCCGAGCCGCGCAACCAGTTCGAGGAAGATCGGCGTTATTGCTTCGCGTTGCTCGCCTGCAGCGGCCATCGCGGCCTTTGGGAAAATGTCGTCCCGCGCGAGGTCGCGCATGATTTCGGAGGGGGTCATGGGTTTGCTTTCAATGGAGGGCAGGCCCATCAACTGAAACACTTTTTACCCAAGGGTCAATTCATATGACGACAATCACCGATCTTAAAACCCGCCGTGACGCCCTCTCGGCGCAGCGTTCCTCAGGCGTGGCGCGGGTCAGTTACGACGGCAAGACCGTCGATTACCGCAGCATCGCCGAAATCGACCGGGCCATCGAGGTACTGGATCGCGATATCGCAGCGGCCGAGGGGCGCAAGATTATCCGCCAAGTGCGCGTGATCACCAGCAAAGGGCTGTAACGCATGGGCTGGTTTGATGGCCTTCGCCGCCGGGGAACCGGCGGTCCAAAAGACGTGCGTGCACGACTGGAAGGGGCAATGTCGCAGCGGCGCTTGCGGGGCTGGCAACCGCCCTTAGAGTCTGATTCGAAACTAACGCAACAATTTCAGACACATGGCATTTGATGCGCTGCGCAACGTTTGCTGGTCGCCCTTCACCCAAACCCAACA